TGGTCATTTTCTCTGCTGGAAGAACACCAAGAGCGGTTCTTTTCCTCCACACAAAGGGCGATCTTTCCGTCTTTTCCAATGCCATAGTTACAGCTTGCCTCTACAGACGGGCTGGTAAAGCATCCGCAGATGCTCTCTGCCGTCAACTGTCCCACCACGCAGTGGGGCGTGATTCGGTCAATGGAATGTGTCCTCTGCCCGGAATGGTTCGGGCTAAGTTTTGTGTAAGATACCAATGAACTGTTTGTGTAAGCCATTATTCATTACCTTCCTTTCCGTTTTCTGCTCTGTCATGGAGCTGCTCTAATACCGTTTTGATCTTCTCCGGGATAGGGAGTCCCAGATGTCCCGCATTCTCCAGCAGGCTCACGCCTTCATTGGAAATGTAGAAGAAGATCACCGCTGTCCGTAAAACTGCTCCCGTACCAATCACCTGCACATCAATGATGTTCGCAATCCCGACAAGCAGGAAGATCAGCACTTTGCGGAAGATCCCCTTAAAACCGACTGCGCTGGATAACTCCCGGTTGATGATGGCGCACATCACACCCGTGAGATAGTCAATTACCACGAAGGCAATCAGGGCATAAAGCAAGCCATCACAGCCGCCAAGGAAATACCCCAGCCAGCCGCCCACAGCGGAAAAGATGAGTTGGATAGTGTTCCAGAATTCTTTCATGGTGCGTTCCTCCTTTGAAATTTTGGTATGAAAAAAGCGGCTGCCCCGAAGAGTAGTCGCTGATTTCCAGAAAATATAAAATTATGCTGTCCGCTTCCACATATAGCAGACAATATAGGGCTGCAGGTTGGTATGGGAGCCGCCACCTCCCGTATTCGCATTCTTCCCTTTTGGTGTCAGGGTATGGGTGTGCGCTCCGGCACTGCTGGTCGGCGAAGTTCCTTGTGCGCCGGATGCCCCTGCCTTATGAACGGTATATCGGCTGCTACCTGAACCGCCGTCTGTATCCCGTCCAATATTGTGCGTATGACCGCCTGCACTGTTGGTCGTGGTAGAACTTCCGGTAAACGTATGCGTATGGCTTGGCATCTGGCTGGCAGTCAGTGTGACGGCCGATGCTCCACCTGTTTTCTCCACCGCATTAAAGTTGCTATCCGATGTGTTAATTCCTACCGGCACCCTGCCGCTGCCCCAAGCCACCCATGTTCCACCAAAATACGTGGAAGGATTGGTGGAACTGACGCTTAAATAGATACTGCCTACCGGATACATCGTTTTTGCGAACTGCTGGATGTATTCTTTCAGAAGCATCCCATAGACCTTCACATCCCAGTTCTCGGCCACCTCAAAGGTGTTATCGCTTTCTGAGACTTTCCCAATCGCCACGCCTTTACCGCCACTCTTAAAGTCCATGACCACAGCAGCTGTGGAGACGATTTCCTGCACGGAGATGCTGGAAAAAGCATCTTCCAGTGTGTACCGCACATCATAGGAGGTCTCCGTAGAGATCTGCCCTTTGCCGTAGGTGAAGACCGTATTGGCGGCAAAGGTTACCCCGGCGTCCGTCCACTGTTCCGCAGACACCTGCTTGTACTGGACAGAGGTTTTTAGGGTATTCTTCCCGCCACAAGTGGAATAGCCAAAGGACACCAGCGCATGGATGTATGTCCCGTCATCATCCAGCGTCCCGTTGCTCAAACACCGCTGGGACAGGGAAGAGTTGAAATATGGCGGGGAATAGGCGGTCACCGTAATGGAAACGGATGCCTCCGCTGATACCCGTCCTCTGGAATCCGTTACCGTTGCTTTAAAAGTAATGGTGCCGGAATTATTGAGAAAACCTGTGGTCAGCGTAGACGCCGAGCCGCTGTACCCGCCGCCCGTAATGGAGTAGGACTTGATGGTGGAACCATAGCTTCCCGCCGCCCCGTTGATCGTCAGCTTGACCTTCGATTTCGTCTGTACATAAATGCCCCACGCACTGGGTACTTCCCCGTCAATCCGGGCTGCTGAAAGGCTTGAGATCGTGGGCTTCACACTGGCAGGAACACTTAAACTGAGTGTACAAGTCTTGGCGCCGATATTCGTATTCCCGTTGTAGGTGGTACAGGTAATCGTGCAGGTACCACTGGTCGCATTCGGGATCTGGTTCGCCAGCGACAATGACGGTGTCCACGATACGGAAGTTGCCGTTGTCTTGGTCGCAATCGTTCCGCTGGTATTTCCAAAGGAATAGGTCAGCGTATGCGTAAAGGACGAGGAAGCACGACTGATATTGATCTTCCCGACAGATCCCAGCGTCATGTTCCCGGCGGATACACTGGAGGCACGGGGGATACTGTCCAGCGTAATATTGGCGCTGGCCGTGATCGTTCCGTAGTACGTACCACTTAAGGTAGCCCGGATCTGGAACACTGCGGAAATCGTTAAAGACTTTCCACCATCGCTGGCATGATTGACCGTTCTCGACACGGTTCCCAGAAGGTGTGTCCCCGTGCTGCTGATCGCCGGAGAAGAAAACGTCTGCGCTGATCCGTCAATGGTGCAGGTATTGTCGCTTCGCCCGCTGATATTTAAACTCCAGTCATTGACCAGATACAGCTTACAGGTCACCGTAGACGTATTGGCAGAGACATTCTTGCTCTGCGACCAGTCCACCCGCAGCTTATAGTGGCCGTCCCGGATGGAACCGGAAAAACTGCCGCTGGATGCCATTGTCCTCACCCCTTCCCATCATCAGCGTTTTAAACCGGGCCTCTCCACTTGATCGAGAGGTTCCCGTTGGTTCTTGGTATAAAATCAAACCACCCCCGGCTCTCATTGCCGAGGGACAGCTTGTTGCGGATCTCCGCATTGGTAATCACAAGGCTCTGGTTGGAGATATAGGCGATCTTCTGCCCGTTCTCCTTAAAGGCCAGTTCCTCATTGGATAGTTCGGCCGTGAAGGCGTTCCCGACTTTTCCCAGTTCAATGAGCGCACCTTTAAACCGGATATACTCCTCCAAAAGCAGCTGGTTCGTAGAGACGTTTTCCTTAATCTCATCCGTAATGGCTGTGAAATCCATCCGGATCTCCGTGCTGTTCTGGGTAATGCTGGTCTCAAAATCCTTCTGGATGGTCTCCAATTCCGAGCGGGAAATAAATTCTTCCCGGACGGACATGTTGATCTGCTCCGAAGTTTTTGTGATCTCAGAGTAGCATTCCCGGATATTCTCCTCCAGGGAAGCGATGTCATCCTCATAACCGGAGAAGTTTTGGAAGGTGGCCTGACAGCTGGTGATAAGCGCCATACCATCACCTCCATCAGTTGGAGACGTCACACTGCAGCGTCAGGATGCTGTCGATATCCGCAGCGGAAAGGTAGATCACCTTCCCGGTTTTATCAAACTCCGTGGCATGGCCATCCTTATCCTGTGCATACCATGTGTAAGTCAGAGACTGCTTTTCCGTTGCAGCTGCCCATGCCGATCCGGAATACTTCATCAGCGTGACGGTCTGACCGGAATGATCCACCTGATACCAATAATCCCCGGACTTTGGATTGGAGGGAGCCGTCTCAGAAATAGTGCCAAGCAGAGGATCGACTTCCTTCTGATTGGTGCGGACAATCACATAAGGCACCACGCCACCAAGGTTGTTTTTTACTGTAAATCCTCCAATGGAGAGCATCTCCGATACATAAGGATCGGATTTATCTTCCACCGTAATCACATCCTCATAGGTATTGCCCTTATAGGTCATGGTACAGCGGTAGGACTGGATATTCACGATATCTGCCCCCGATACAGACAGGGTAGAGGAAGTCTCGCCGCTGATATTCTCCCACGTTCCACCTGTGTATTTCGCCCACTGGTAGGTGGCTCCCGTGGTAATCTCCGAGGCTCCATCATAGCCAATCGCCGCCAGTGCAAGGCTTCCTGACTGGTTAATCACCACCGTACCTTCCGGCGCATACACAGAGAACACGATGGCATTGGCACCGCTGGCTCCGTTGCTGCCCTTGTTGGATTTCGTCCATGCAAACTTCTTCACTACAGAAGCCCCAGAGATCGTAAAGGTCAAGTCAATCGTTCCGTTTAAGACTGTTGCTCCGCCAAGAGTCGCATTGGCAGCAAAGGCCAGCACCACCGATCCGGCCTTGGATGCAGTCGCTGCGGTATTGCTCTTGACCGTCACCCCAGAAGGCAGAGTCCCTACCGTACAGCTGCAGGCGGTCTGTGTGATCCCCAAATATCCCATGAAAGGAATGGTCACCTCTGTGGCCGCCGCTACCAGACCTCCGGAGGTACAGGCAATATTCTGGGCTTCATTTCCAAGGATGACGGAAAGCCCGCCGGTTCCTGCCGCACCCGGTTCCCCCTGCGAGCCGTCATAGATCTTCGTGAGGGAAGTGGTATCATATACATCCGGATCATCGGTTGCCAGTTTAATCTGGGCCACCCCGTTAAAGAACACTGCGTGATCCGGTTTCACTACCAAAGTACCGCCGGAAATGCTGGCGTTGTCCGGCGTAGTGGGATAATCCTTCCATGCCCCGGTACTGTCCTTATACTGCCATGCCGTGATCGTCACGCCCTGCACCTGCGCTGTCAGCGTTGCCTGCTTGGCCCCGACCAGAGAAGAATTGGAATCGTACTTAAATACATAGGTGTCCGCCGACAGATAGGCCAGCTTAGCGTTCTGTGCATTGCGGATCAGCGTATAGGTAATGTCAGCGGAAATATTGACCGTATTCTTCGTCTCCGAATCATAATAACTGATGTAACAGAGATAGGTGAGCATTCCAGACGTAGCCGCTGCCAGCTTATTTGCCTTCACTGTCAGGACACCTTTGGAAACACTCTCCCCGGAAGTCAGTGCTGCTTCTGCTCCGTTTCCCTCCTTCCGCTTCCACGAAATCGTAAGCCCCGAAGCGTCCAACGCCAGATTGGTCTGATCAAGAAACACCACCGGCGTAAGCACCAGAGGTGTACTGGCCCAGTCCGGCGCATAGGTATGCGGCAGCACGTTGGGATCTTCAATCTGCGACTTTGGCAGATTGGATGTAATATAGGCCGACAGTTTCCTCTGGTCTGTAATATCCACAAAGGTCTGCTGGCTAGATGTAAGAATTGCCATATTCGTCTCCTCCTGTTAAATCGTGATTTCACAATAAAATGATGCATTGTCTGTGACATCTTCCGTGGTGACCGTGATGGATTTCATCCCCTTATGAGAACTGTCCCAGTCGGCATCGAGCTCTTCCCGTCCGGAATTCCGATGCCATGCAAAACTGCTGGCCGGAAGGGTATCCGTGATCTCTTTGTCCCATGAATACACTCGGCAGCGAAGGATACTCCTCTGGCCTTTATCCCGGAAGATGTTCACCCCATCCACCACCAGTTCTGTCCGGTACATCTTCTGGGCATTGATCTGATCCACTTTGCCCGTGATCACCTCGATCTTGGAAGTCTGCCCCAACAGGTCATCTTCAATGGAAGTGATGTTCTGCTCCTGCTTGGCAGACTGAGAAGTCAGCCGGACACCTGCCGCCCCGATGGTGATGGTATTGCCGGAAGGGTCAAGGTAGTCCCGTGTCCGGCTCAGGCACAGGTATGTCCCGTCAATCCCATGCGGTTTGGAAATACACCGGACATACATCCTCGCCCGGATGTCCCCGATATCCGCACCGGTATCGGACTCATCCACAATGGTCAGTTCCATGCTGGTGACACCTTTGGCCAGTTCTGTGATCCGGGCCTTGGCTTTCCGCAGCAGATTTCCCGCCAGCGTTACATCCTCCCAGACTTCTGTCGTCCAGATCCAGCCAATCTCCTTTACTGCTTCCTCATCGTACACATAGTTCTTGCCATCGTTCACCGCCGTAATGTCCAGCCGGGTATCCGTCTCGGTTTCGTTGCCGTCTTCATCGGTCTCCGTCAGCTTCGCTCCCAACGGGATCAGCACTGTCACCCGCTCCGTATGGTCACGGGTGATCTTTACATCGGTCAGGTTCTTCCCAAACTCCACCGTCTGCAATGACCGGTCTGGGAAGTCCTCCAGATAATCCAGCATTTTTCTATCTTCCGTATAGCGCACCTGCAGGTAGCCACCGTGGGTCTTGATCAGCTTGTCCTGTATGGCGTCCAGCGTCACGGAGTAATCGGAATTGCTGTAGCTGATATAGTCGTTGTTATCCGTAACCGTCACCGTGCCAAGGGTGAACCGTTTCTTTTCTTCCACGGCAGCGTTATGCACGGAGAGGAACTGCTCCAGAAGGCCCCGGAGCGGCCCCTGATAGGAAAACGGCGGCTGCATGGTATCCTTCAGATACGCAAGGCAGGACTCGCACGTCCATGTGTGAGTGTTATAAAAATCCGTGCCGTCATCCAAAGCCCGCCCTTCAAAAACGGTCAGGTCATCTTTCTTGCAGACAATGGTGGAAGCCATCGGCCGGATCTCAGAAAGATAGGGATGGTTGAACGGAGCAGAGAGGGTCAGGCTGTCGATATTCTCCGCATCCTCCTGCACCTTCGCCTCCGTGATGGAAAGCTGGGACAGATGGGGATGGTAAAACAGCTGCCCATCCACAAACACTCGAAACAAACTCATAGGCGTCCCTCCCGGTACCGGAAGGTGGTCGTGCCTTCTCCCGTAATGCTGAGCGAATTCTGCCCTTCCTGCAGTTCCAGTTCCGGGAACGTCCACGTCCCGGCACTGACGGATTTGCGGAAGGTATCAGAGCCAATGCTCCAACTGAGCGCCGTCTCCGCTGTGGTGATGACCGTAGGTACCACCGGCATATAATCATTGTTCAGGATCACCGTGCCGCCTCCGGTAATAGAAGCTTCTGTTTCTTCCGTGTGATACCGGTAAGCATCCCCGTCTGAACAGGACAGCACCATCTGCCCTTTCCCGGTCAGAGGATCATAGGCCGGTTCCAGTTCCAGTGTGCCAACGGCATACAGATCCGGTTCCTCACTTAAGATCACCTGACACAGCTGTCCGGCATAGAGGTTGGCAAGGATGTCCTTCCTCTGGTTGAACTTCTCCCGGCTCCCAAGCATAGACAGGGTAATGGTAAAACTCCGGGGCTGGTAGGACACCCTCCCCAGCGCCTCCGTAAAGCGGATCGGTGCATTGCGCCCCGGTACCACCACCGTATTGGTCTGCGACTGCGGCGTGGGAAAGTCAATCTCCTCCCGTAGCCAGCCCAGCGCATACATCCAACGATCATTGATTTTTACATCTGCCCTCATAGACTCAGCCTCCTTTGCAGTTTCTGTGTTTTTCCAAGGCCGCTGTCAATAGCCGGGAGCAGATGCCCCACCAGCGTCCCGTCATCCAGATACAGCCCCTTGCAGCTGTTTTCCGCAATGATCTCCAGATATTTTTCCAAAGTGCTGGTATTCAGATAGCTGGAGATCATCTGATCCAGCTGCTGGTAAAAGCCCTTCAGAGGAAGAACCGCCTCTCTGCCAGCCTCGCCGCCTGCCATCAGGCTGCTGCCGTTCATGCCAAAGATGGTCGGTTTCGTCATGATGCCGCCTTCCTTATACCAATCAATGGACAGGTGGGGTACGCTCGGCGGGGCAAGGGACAGCTTGCCTGTAATCTTAAAATGGGGCAGCTTGATCTTTGGCAGTTCCAGTTTCATGCCGGAGAAGAAACCGCTGATCTTGTCCACGATTCCTTTGATCGTATTCTTCGCCGCTTCAATCGGCTTCGTGATGGCGGTCTTAATCCCATTCCATACCGTGGTGGCGGTACTTTTGATGCCGTTGAATACGGAAGTCACGGTACTCTTTACCGCATTGAATACGGAAGAAACCTTGCTCTTAATACCGTCTACCACCGTGGAAATCACCGATTTGATCCCGTTCCACACCGTAGAAGCCACCGACTTGATGGCGTTAAAGACAGAGGTCACGGTGTTTTTGATGGCATTCACCACCGCCGACACCTTGCTGCTGATGGCGTTCCAGATGGAACTGATCACGTTCTGGATGGCCCCCATGATACTGGAGATCGCACCGGAGATGGCAGACAGCACGGAACTGACGGTATTTTTAATCCCGTTCCAGACGGACGTGACGATATCTTTGCAGTTCTCCCAGATAAACCGGAACGGCAGCGTGATGATGTCCACAGCCCCTTGGATAATGGAGCCTAACAGCATTACAGCGGTCTGCACCACGTTGCAGATGCCGTTCCAGACATTCTGCAGGTGCGTCCAGAGGTTGGAAAACCACGTTTTCACGCTCTCGATCATAGTACCGATCCCGGTGCAGATGGTATTCCACAGGTTTCCAAACCACTCCGTGATGGCACCCCAGTTCTGGATGATGGCGATGATCCCGGCAATGGCCGCCGCTACCGCCGCAATCACAGCAATGATCGGCAGAAGGGAGATATTCAATGCCCCCACCGACACCGCCAATGCCGCAATCACCGGAGTCAGCGCCGTAAAGGCTGCCAGCAGTGCGCCGAGGATGACGATAAAATTCTGTACCGGCCCCGGCAGCTGCTGGAACCAGTTACTCACCGTCTGGATCACACTGACCAGTGGCGGCAGGATCGTATTGGCGATCTCCGCCAGCTTCTCTCCCAGAGGGACAAGGGACTGCTGCAGCTTCCGGGTATTAGACTCCATCTCCTGCATCGGCGTGGTCGTTGCATCGAACAGTCCCTGTGCGGAACCTTTCACGCTGTCATAGGTACTTCCTACCGAGGTCAGGGACGTGATAAATTTCAGGTTTCCGTCCTCGGCCATGGTGCCAAAGGCCAGCGCCGCAAGGTTTAAGGCTTCTTGCTGGTTCGTACACCCGGCGATATCCGCCACGATAGAATCGATGACCTGCTTCTGCGTAGCGCCGCCGTTCTGCCATGAGGTGAACAACTCCTGTGTCTTTGTGGAGAACATTCCGATGGATTCCCCAATGGTGCCATCCACCAGACGGGTAGTCACCTCATTGATGGCATCGTTCACCTTGTCGAGGTTGTATGCGCCGTTCTTCAGACCATTGTCCAACAGCTGGAAATATTCCGATGCAGAGTACCCTGCCTGTGCGAATTTCCCGGCATACTCGGAAAGGTTGTCTCCTAACTCATTGGTCTTATCCAGGCCGTTCTGGGTACCCACCACGATATAGTCCATCGCCTGCTGTGCCGTCAGGCCATACTGCTGCATCAGGGAATTGACACCTCGGAGGGTCTCATTCATATCAATCCCGTAGAGTTCCTCCAACGTGATCGCCTGCTGGGTCAGGTTGGTGAGATCGGTTTCGCTCAAATCCCCAAGGTTCTTCTTTACCAGCAACACTGCATTGGCCACAGCATCCATGCTTTCCCCGACACCGGAGGAATACACGTTTTTGATGACATTAGCGGACTGCTCGGCCGCCTGTCCGGTCTCGCCAAAGTACGCATTTACCTTAGACACAGCGCTTTCCGTATCAGCATAGGCGTCCAGCGCCTTATCCCCGATCTCTTGGATCTTATCGCCCACGGCAGACAGCTGATCCGCCGCCTGCATGAGCGCAGCGCCTTTCGTATTTTCCGCAATCTGGCCCACATCGTCTGCTGTATTTTCCGCAGCATCCCCGGCTTCGTTCAGCTGCTGGATCAGGTTTTGGATGGCCTGCCCGTCATCCACGGTATCCAGTGCATCTGTCAGCTGACGGATATCTGCTTTGCCGCCTGTAGCAGACTTCCCGATCTTCTCAAGAGCCATACGCAGCTGATCGGAATTTGCCGTCCCATTTTTAATCGCCGAAGTCAGCCTGCTGCCAAGGACATCTGCATAGTCATCTACCTCTGTGCCGGTAGCGGCGAACAGCTTTTCCAACCTTGCCGTATTCTGGGAAAGGGCGTCCTGCTCCGTCTGCAAATCGGAAAGGTCAGTCTTATATTTATTCAGCTTCCCACGGGTTTCCTCGATCTCTCGCTGGAACGCCTGATACTTATCCGCCCCGATATCCCCACGGGCAAAGGCTGCGGCTACTTGCTCCTGTGCGGCTTCCAGAGCCGACAGCTTTTCTTCCGTCTGGCTGACCGCCTGCGCTAGCAGTTCCTGCTTCTGCGCCACCAACACCGTATTGGAAGGATCGAGTTTTAAGAGCCGGTTCACATCATTTAAGGCAGACTGCGTTTTCGTGATGGAAGAATTGACACTTTTTAACGCTTTATCCAGACCGGTGGTATCACCACCGATTTCCACCGTAATACCTTTAATACGATTCCCCATAACCCTCACCTCCTAAAAATGGGCGCAAAAAAAGCCCGGATCTTCTCCGAGCATGAAAAAGCACTGATTATTCCCACACCAACGCTTTTTATTAACTTTTATTCATTCCATATATAGACTATTTATCCCAAATTAAAATTTTATTATTAAAATAAAATTGTTCCTATCTCCATAGTACAAAAACAACCTACAAACTATATATTCCTTGTTCTCCTTTTTGTATCATGATAAAATAAATTATTATCACACAAGCATATCTAAGGAGGGAAGGATATGGATTACTATTCTGCATTGCAAAAATCAGGGAAAATCCTCGAAAGTTACTTTGAGCAGAGCAAAGATATTCTCCATGGCGGCAGTAAAGGTACTATTAGAGAGAATATTATTAATAAAGTCATTCGTCCATTTTTACCATTCTGTTACGGCATATCAGGCGGAGAAGCTTTCGACAATCAAGGAAATGTAAGTAAGCAACTAGATATAGTTATATATGATGCTGTTTTTTCATACACAGTTCCTTATATTGATAATTTCATTCAATTTCCATGTGAATCTATTTATGGAAATATCGAAGTAAAATCAATGTTGAACAAGGAAGAATTTAATAAGGCAATTGAAAATATCTCTTCATTAAAAAGTCTCTCTCGCAAGGGTACCCATTCTTGGCAGGTTACGCCTCAAGTGTCTATTCAAATTAACGGGAAACCTAATGAAAATAACAGAAACCCCTATTTTGGCATCATCTTTGCCTATGATAGTGTTAATGTATCTACAATTTGTGATTATATTAAAGAATTAAATCTTCCATCAAAACTGTTACCTAATGCTATCGTTTTATATAGTAAGCATACAATATTTATTCATGAAAAAGATGAAAGCATAGAGGCATTTCCCAAAAATGATTTCAATAAATATGCAGTGCTTGACTGTGGAGATAATACATTAGCAATTTTTATTGGCCTTCTAATTAATTACACACGATACTCCCTACTTTCTGTAGCAGACATTCCTGGTGAAATTATGAAAGTACTTGAAGACATATTATCCGATAACTTTGAAAACGGCACTTTATTAGAAGTCACGCTTCCCCAAACCACGACTGCTTCGTAAATTTATTAATTCCAGAATGTATCTGTAAATCGAAACTTAGAAGGAGTTGTGTAAACAACTCCTTCTCAAATTAAATTTTTTTTACATTCTGAATTTGTTTAACACTATCAGAACTTATCGAAATCTTCCTGAGTGGCAAGCCTCTTATATTTCACGCCGTCATTGGATTTTTCCGTCCACATATCCAGAACAAGCCCAATCGTAAGCAGATCCAGATCCCGGATGGAAATTCCCAGTTCCACACTCCGCAGAAGGAACAGCGGCGTGGTCATTTCCCGCTCACTTCTGCCAATCTTTTTTTTGACGTTACATCCGTCACAAGGTTCTCGCCCCACAGTTCCAGAATCTGCGGCAGCACCTCATAAATAGAGAACATATCGAACTGATCCAGCCAGTCCTCTATGCTTGCCGGAATGCTGTTGTCGGCATGGTAGGCCATCACATAAGCCACATTCTCGAAGATCTCCAAATCCTCGATCTGCAGTTCCTCGCCGTTTTCTGTCTTACCTTTATAGGATTTCTCCAACTTGGACAGATCCTTGAAAATATCCCGTTTAAACTTCGCCCGGTACAGGCGAGGGATCGTGGCAGAGGAACGGAATGGCACCTTCTTCCCACTGATTTCTATTTCACGTTTGATCATACACCTTCATCCTCTCCATTTGTTTCTTCCGGTTCCTCCTCGGTCGGAGTGTATACTGCCTTATACCAATTCGAATAAGTACCGGCATCTGTAGTATCCCCGGTTCTTGCCTTTACAAGCCCATCGGAACGGGGATCTGCCGTGATTGACAGCGTCTCTGTACCCGGCTCAATCGTATCTTCTTTCGTCTCCGACTCGATGGACGGGCGGGATGCAGAACAGTTATACAGCACATGGCGGATTGCGTTCACATCCCCGTCAAATTCAAAAAGCAAGGCAAATTTCACACTCTCGCCAACACCGCTGTTTTCTACCAGCACACCTTTTGCATCCAGCTTCTCCTGCAGAATCTCCGTGCGGAACCACTCCGGGATCAGGGCAATCTCCAGATCCCCGCTATAACCGTTGTTGGTCACGCTGCGGAAGTACACAATACCATCCGCATAGAAGGGGCTGGTTTCGCCCTCCGCATCCAGACTGATACTCACTGCACCGGGGATTGCCTTTGGCTCCGCATACGAAAAAGTAGTCGTGCCATCAGAATCAGTCTCAGTCAGCTTGGCAGCGTGGACATTTTTCAAGTTATATTTCACTTTGTTTCCCATGAAAATCATACCTCCAATTCAAATGAGTAAAGGACTTCATAGAGTTTTTCGCTCTCGATCCAGACCTCTGTTTTGTCATAAAAAATACCGTGTATATCCAACACGGTTTCCAGCTTCTGTTCCACAGCCAGATCCTTGCTGTCTGTGTACAGTTCAATATTCACATTGCTAACCTTCAAATAAACTTTTCCGTCTGCAGAAAAGTTGTCGCTCTGGGGCAGAAGGTAGCAAATAAAGGGAGGATCGGGAGATTCCCCTTCCGCAAAGTGATCATAAGCAAACGGAATACCTGTCTCCTCCAAAAGTTTCACCAAATCATCCATTCGTCAGGCTCCTTTCAATCTCACGCTCCAGCTGTTCGATACCTGCTTCTTCCGCAGCGGCGATATGGGGCCTTGCGGCTACCCGGCCACCTCCACGCTTCGCATGGCCATGCTCCAGTAGGTGAGCGATCTGATATCGGTTCCTGGAATGTACCGTCACCTGCAGAACGTTGGCGCTTTCCTTTGTGGTCTTCACCGCCCAGCTTTTCGCATAGTCTCCGGTATCTCTTGGTGCGCTGGCTTCAATATCTTTCCGGACGGTCGTGCCAGCCTTTTTCACCGCTTCCTTCATATCCTCCGTGGCCAACTCTGCGTACTCGGTCAGCTGTTCCATTACAGCAGCGGAAAGCTGGCTGACCGGGATTTTCCTTCCCATTGCTACCGCCTCACTTTCTCGCAGGACAGCTTGATGCTCTTACGCCTATAGTTCATATGATCCACAGCAGCAATGTTGTAAAGTTCCCCATTGAACTCCACACGGAAATGAGTGGAATCGATCTCCGCCGCTTTCTTACACCAGCGGATCGTAAAATCAATGCTGGAGTCATCCACCACCATCCCGGCATCCGTTTGCTCCTTACCGGCTTCGCCGCTGACAGTCGCATAACAGGTATAGAAAGGCTGCCACTCATTCCGGTGGTTCCCAATGGCATCGGTGATCACCGTATTCTTGGATATAAAAATCCGTACATTCAAAAGTTCGATGTTCATCAGAAAGCCTCCTTCCTCGAACCGAACAGGAGGGAACGGAGCGTCAGGATTAAATCGTGATGATCCGCTTCCTCCCGGTGTTCATAAAAATATGCGACCGCATACATGACTGCGGTTTTTACCTTACCATCGTCACTTAAATCAGCTTCTTCATCTGCCCGGAGGACATCCCTGCAAAGCTGCTCCGCCGTAGTGATAAAGCTTGCAATCAGCTGGTCATCGTCTTCGTAGTCCACTCGGAGATACTGCTTCATTTCTTCTAACGTAACAATCACAGGAATGCCCCCTTTCTATAAAATGGATATTATTCGGTTCCACCGCCGGAAGGTGTGCTTGCCTTCAGCTTCAGGATCTGCACCGCTTCCGGCAGGATCAGCTTGCCGTCCACACGCTCTTTGGCCACATAGCCGATCATTCCGTTTCCTGCGAACAGTTCCCGCAGTTCAGAGAAAGAACGGGTGCCACGGTCACCGATGTTGTAGTATTTGTAATCGCCAAAGGCAATCGCATCCTCCGGAGCGTAGGCAGAAGTGTGTACCGCATAACCCAGTACCCGATCCGGCTCCCCGGCCTGATAGGACGGCTGCCAGATATAGGCCCCGTTATTATCCTTCAACTTACGCAGGGAAGAGAGAGTTTTATCATTCATGATAAAGGATGCTTTCTTCCGGTACGGACGCTTCAGGGCATACACCAGATCCAGCATATCGTCCGACTTGATTGCCGCCGTCAAGGTTCCGGCCACCGTACCACCGCCGGTCGCTGCAAAGAGGCCCAGCGGTTTTCCGGTTCCGTCCCCGTTGAGGAAAGCGTCCTCTTCGGCATTACCCAGCGCCTTTCCGAACTGATCCAGAATGTAACCTTCCAGATTAAAGGCGTTATCATAGAGCAGCTCCTCCGTTACCTTGATCGCCACATGAAGTTTGTGAGCATCCAGCAGGATCTGGCTGAAGGTTGCATCCCCAAACGTAAGAGCGCCGCCCTCTTCAATCCAGCTGGCGGCGGGTTTCGTTGCGGCAATATTGATTTTGTGTTCCCCGGAAGTGGTGATGATCGTGGCCAGACGGCGCATGATATTTTCTTCCGACAGGGTATCGATCAGACGACGATCATACTCTTCCGGCACCAGATACCCGCCATCCGCATCCACGCCTTCCTGCAGGATATTGGACACACGTTTGAAATTGGAGCGGAACGCATCCAGCATGGCTTTGCGGTATTCATCAGAAGCACGTCCATTCTTCGGTTCCTCACCCCTGCCACTGCCCGGTTTGTTCGTCAGGGGCTGGTTCACCGGGCGGTTCAGTTCCGCTTCCAGCGCCTCCTGCCTCTCCAAACGGGCAATCTCCTTGCCAAGATCATTGATCTCCTGCTCCATCTGTGTATAGGTGGCATCGTCTTCCGCCGTCAGTGTCCCTTTCTCGGTACGGCGGGATTCCAGAAAAGCTTTTGCAGCCTCCCACGCCTTATTACGCTTCTCACGCAGTTCTAAAATAGTCATAGTCTTTTACCTCCATTACAAATGTTGTTTGATCAGGTTCAGACGCTCCATCAGGGAATCGACCGAGCGCCCGATTTCTTCTGGTTGCTTCTGGATACGGCATTTTGCCGCCAGCTTGTCCATCAGGGAATTCGTAACTGCCGCACGGGAGAACATCATGGGCGCTCCCGTCACAGCCAAGTTCTCGTCTTCCTTGGTATCCTCAGATGCCCGTTTCAAAATGTCATCTGCGAAGCCCAACTCCACCGCACTATGGGCGTCCATCCAAGTTTCCGCATCCATCAGATGGGAAAGTTTGGCACGGGACAGTCCAGTCTTGATCTCATAGGCGTTGATGATGCTCTCCTTCACCTCCGAGAGCATACTGATCGCTTTTTCCATCTCAGCGGTATCTCCAAAGGCAACCGTGGCAGGATTGTGGATCATCATCATGGATACCGGAGAAACCAGCACTCTCGTTCCGGCCATTGCAATGACCGAAGCAGCACTTGCAGCGATGCCGTCAATTTTCACCGTGACATTTCCGGGATAATCCATCAGCATGTTATAAATCTGGGCTGCTGCCACGCAGTCTCCGCCCGGAGAGTTGATCCACACTGTGATATCTCCGCTGCCGGAACACAGTTCTTTTTTAAAGACCTGCGGCGTGACATCATCATCAAACCAGCTTTCCTCTGCGATGGTGCCGTTTAGAAACAGCGTCCTCTCCTGTATCGGCTCCTGTGTCTCCTGATTCAGAACCGCCCGGTTCTTCCACTTCCAGAACTTCTTCATCGGATTCTTCCTCCTTCCCGCCGCCATCGGCAGCGAATATTCCCGCATCCTCCAGCTTCGTCATGTTTCCATTGATCAGGTACAGGTCACCGCCCTGCTCAGCCGGGATACGGTCAAGATTTTCAAGTTCCCGGATGTCATTGGCGCTCATCCAACCGTTCTGGCGGGCTGTGGCATAGCCATTCATCCTGCTCTGATAATCTCCACGGAGCAGACCATCCACGTTAAACTTGACAAAATAAGCAGCCTTCTCCGATTCCATAAGAAGCACACGGTTGATAGACTGTTCCCAACGGACAATCCACGGTTCCAACGTGTATTTCACGAACTCCAAAGACTGCTGCTCAATATTAGAAAAGCTCGACTTTTCAAGATCCCCGACCATGTGTGGTGGTACCCTGAAAATTCGAGCGATCTCATCAATCTGAAATTTTCTTGTTTCCAAAAACTGTGCCTGTTCCGGGGAGATGGAGATTGGCGTATACTTCATCCCTTCCTCCAGAACAGCGACCTTATTGGAATTCCTGCTCCCTCCGAAGGCTTCATTCCAGCTGTCCCGTACCTTGGCCGGATCTTTCACCGTACCGGGATGCTCCAAAATCCCACCGGGCGTTGCTCCGTTAGCAAAGAATTTCGCTCCGTACTCCTCGCAGGCAATGGCCATACCGATGGCATTCTTCGCCATCGCAATGGGGCTGTATCCCACAAGACCATCAAAGCCCAATCCGGGAATATGCAGCACATCGGTGGGCTTTAGGATCACCGTCCCACTCTTCATGGTAGGCGCATCAGAATCTGACACCAGATAACTGTAATACAGATGCCCTTTCTCATCCCGATCCACGGTCATACGGTTTGGCATCAAGGGATACAGCCCCAGTACCTGTCCTTTCCCGTTGCGGATGATCTGTGCATAAGCATTTCCCCAAAGGAGAAGATGTGTCATCAGCGTTTCCCGAAACACAAACGAGGTCATTTCCGGATTTGGCTCATCGTGCAGAATTCGATACAGCGGGTGGTCTACGGCCTTTTCCTTACTGCCGTCTTCCCGGTACTTGTATAGATGAACGGGAAGTCCCGCAATGGACTCGGAGAGTATCCGCACACAGGCATACACCGCCGTCATCTGCATGGCTGACCGTTCATTCACATTTTTCCCGGAGGTGCTGCCGCCAAAGAAAAAGCGGTAGGCACTGCCGGAGGTACTGTTCTTCGGCTTATCCCGTGACCGGAACAGCCCTGACAAGATACCCATAAAGATCACGCTCCCTTCTATATAAAAAGAATCCCTCTCTCGTCATACACACTGGTAGGCGGGGTACTGCGGATACAGCGGTCAAGCCCCATGATCAGGGCCACGATGCCGTCAATCTTCTCCACCGACCGCTCCTTATCCGGCTTAATATTCCCAGCTGGGTCTTGGCGCATCACCACGTTCTGGGCCATCCATTTGAGAACCGGATTCCCACCGTGGATGATATTTCCTTCCATCAGCAGCTTGTACAGTTCCTTAGATGGAGGGGACATATCTTTAAATCCCTGGCCAAAAGGAACCATCGTAAATCCCATATCCTCCAAGTTCTGCACCATCTGTGTGGCATTCCAACGGTCATAGGCAATCTCGATGATATGATATTTCTCTCCCAGCCGCTCGATAAACCGTTCAATAAATCCGTAATGGATTACATTTCCTTCCGTAGTAAGGATATATCCCTGCCGCTCCCACACATCATAGAGAACATGATCCCGGCGGCAGCGCAGTTCCAACGTTTCCTCCGGCAGCCAGAAGAATGGGAGAACAATGTATTTCTCCTCTTCCGTCCTTGGAGGGAAGACCAGCACCAGCGCCGTAATATCCGAGGTGGAGGAAAGGTCAAGCCCCGCAAAGCAGTCCCGTCCCAAAAGGGAGGCGTAATCGATCTTCTGATTGCCCCGGTCGTAGATATGCTCCGGTATCCATGCCACGACTGAATTTGTCCAGATGTTCAGCCGCAGCTGCTTGAACACGTTTTCCTCTGCAGGATTATCCAGTGCCTCCCGGTAAGCGTCCCGAACACGGTCAATACTGATGGTGTATCCCAGAGACGGGTTGGCCTTATACCAGTTCTTCTCATCATTCCAGTCATCTTCATCACTCAAGCCGTAAATGACCGGATAAAACGAGTGGTCTGCTTTCCTGCCGTTCATGATATCCAGCGCCTTGGTATGCAATTCATAACAGATACTTTCCTTGTCCGTTCCGGCCGTGGTAATGATAAAAAACAGCGGCTGCTCACGGGCGTCACCGGAGCCTTTAGTCATAACGTCATAAAGTTTCCGGTTCGGCTGGGCGTGGATCTCATCAAAGACGAGGCCGGAAATATTCAGACCATGCTTGGTACCCGTCTCAGCGGACAGCACCTGATAAAACCCGGCGTTCCGGTAATTGACGATCCGCTTCGTGGCCGCCGCAATCTTCGACCGCTTTAGAAGCGCCGGACATTTCTCCACCATCCGCTTTGCCACATCAAAAACGATAGACGCCTGACTCCGGTCATTGGCGCAGCCATATACTTCCGCACTGGCCTCGCCATCCCCATAGAGAAGATACAGAGCAATGGCAGCTGCCAGTTCCGACTTTCCGTTTTTCTTCGGGATCTCCACATAAGCGCTTCGAAACTGCCGCTTCCCATCCGCTTTCACGATGCCAAAAATATCCCGGACGATCTGCTCCTGCCACGGAAGCAGCAGGAATGGTTTCCCATCCCATTTGCCCTTCGTGTGTTTCAGGTTCTGGATAAAAGCGACCGCATGATCTGCCCGCTTCGCATCATAATGGGAAGTGGGGAGCATGAAGGGGGAGGGTGTGTATTGAAAACCCATCAGCAACCGCCCCCTTCCAGCAGTTTCTCCATCTCATCTTCTTCATCACTGTTTTCACCGCCAACGATCCGGCTCCTGGCCGATGGGGTTAGGCCAAACTGTTCACAGAACTTCAGCATGATCTTCATATTGGTCTGGGCGATAGATACCTGCGGCACCTGCTGCAGATAGCCATTTGGCGTCCGCACCATCGAACCATGCTGGGTCAGGAATTTCTCCGCTTCCTTCCAACGGGCATAAGCTTGGCAGTACCCGGCAAAGGCAGCCATATCCATCTCGGTCAGAAGCCCCATCTGCTCCAGCACTTTCGCCATGCGTTTCCACTCCTTTTTCGCCTCATCCTCCAGCCACGAAGGACAGCGGGGAGCCTTCTTCTCTGGCTTTGGTTCTTTCGTATTTAAAGGCCGACCGCCCGGATTACCCTCCAGCATCTTCAGTGCTGTCGGCTTTGGTTTCCTGCCTCTCTGTGCCATCGCTCCCACCTCCTTAAAAATGACAAGAAAAAAGGACTTCTTGCGAAGTCCCTGATCCTAATTACTGATTAATCTCCTTAATATTGCCTTTTTATATATTTCTCCTGTTCCGATGGATAATTGCAAGAATCTCTTCCTGTTCTTTGCCATCCACATCTATACTCTCTAATGCCTCTCTAGTTCCACAATCTGGACAAATCAGCGTTTGATTATCCTTTCTGGAAATAGCAGGCGGCTCATGGTAAGCCTTCCCGCATCGTGGACAGATTTTAATCCGTGTAATATTCATTTCTTTCATGACATATCCTCCTGCTATTTCTGATCGCTTCTGCTAAGTATCTACTGTCAAATCCAAAACTTCTATAGCCGCTTAGACACGTTTGCATATAAAAATCACTCGGCACTCCAAATGGTCTTTCCTCGTGCATGATGTACACGAAAGTTTTCCGCATCCTAATCTTACCACTCCGTATTCCCTTGATCGGAAGCAGCATATCTTTTTTGTAATAAAAAGTGGGAAAACCTTCATAGCGATCCAGTGCCAACTCGTCCTCTGCGCTTACTTCCCATGCTGCAACCGGAACACGGCTGCCTTCCTTTGGCTCAATCGTCAGGTAAGACCCTGTCTTGCTTCCCTTAAAAAGCAATTCATAATCCGGGATCTCGGAAGTACCGATAATCCGTGCGGATGGGCAACGCATCCGCATTTGCCGAATGTTCAAGTTGCTGCCATAAGCAATGTAATATCTTTTTTTCATTTTGGTATCCGTCCTTTCCGAAGGGGTTACCCTTCTACCACCTTAAGACCGCCGAAGCGGTCAGTGAAAAGGTGGCAGGAGGCTAACTCCTGCGGTTCCTTCAAGCAGCGTCCCTGCCTCTCCTGAAGGCGGTGTCTCCTGCAAGTCTCTTGGTCAGGATCTCCCTTGCGGTTTTAAATTCATCCCCGATAAATCCCAGCCGGAGGAGCCAAGTCCGCATAGCGTATTTTGGATTCTCGTTCTGCTGCGGTTTCGGGCTGGCGGTTTTTACCATCTTAGCCATTTGGCTCAGCGCAAGGCAAAGTTGGATGTAACTTTTCAGCTGTCCGGCATGAAGCCCGCCCCTGCGATCTCCGCTTGGAGCATCAAATTGGAAGAGCCGGAATTCGACTGTCCCTTTTGTAAAAGTCGCATGGTAGTTCAGCATATGATAGCGGCTGTCGTTGTAGTGATGGCTTCTGCCGTAGTTGGCGTTGTGGCTTCCGTACCAGATGTCAGCAAGCTGTGTCATCGTGGTGGGTTTTCTCCGGTTGAGTTGCTCCAAAAACCGTGGATCGACCGTTCGGCAATAGCGCCTCATCCGGCCCCGATCAAGGTTCAAAGCATCTGCGATCAGGCTTTCGTGGCTTGCCATGATGTTTGCCAAGTTGCGGAGTGTCTGCGGGGTATGCCCCTTGGCTCCGATGTGGATGTGAACACCACAGCCTCTGGTGGCATCGCTCTTTGCTCCTGCGTGGCGAAGCTGCCGAATCAGTTCCTGCAGCGTTTCCATATCCGAGTAGGTCAGGATCGGGGTTACCATTTCGCATTTCTCGCTTTCCAGACCTTCAATGCTGACATCCTTCTGGAATTTCCATTCCCGGCCCTGTGCGTCCCAAGCTGACCATGTGCTGTATCCGTTGCGCCCTGCCGTATTTTCATACCGGCGGGTTCCAAAATATCTGGCTGCCACCTTTGCGGCTTTCTCTCTGGTGATGTTGTTCATCTCCACCTCAACCCCGATGGTCTGTTTCTTCATTTCCTCAATCTGCCTTGCAACTTTCTCATTCATCGTAGAATCCTCCGTTTCGTTTTGTGTGTTTTCCCTTTCGGTAGTACACATATTCGCTCTGAAGGCCGATAATAGCAAGCCAATTCTGAGGGATATCCTGCACAATCTTTTGCGGGATAATTTGTGTATTTTACAGCTAATCTTTGCTGTCCAAGCCTGCTGCCGCAAGCTGCATCCCAAGTCGGAATCCATATTTGAAACTCTCTTTGAGCTGAAAGCGCTCTACTTCGGAGTTGTTATCCAGAAGACGCTCCAAAACACTTTTTCCAACTTCATCCAGCCGCTTTTGAAGATACTCTACATCTTCACACACCTGATCACTACACTTCTCGATCTCCGGCGGCTTCCCCACCTGTCTTTCCCAAGGAACGATTCTGCCAAAATACAGCCGGTCAATAATATCTTCTTCCATATCAGACGGCCTCACTTTCCTGTCCAGCCAGCTGGGCAGCTTTCACAGCCGCT